ATTTTGACAAACCGATTGCCAAAAAATTTGGGTTTGTCCAAATGATGGAACACCATTTCCGACCGGACAACCGCAAATGGGCCGAAATGTGTGCCAAGTTTTACCAAACACCATTCCCGATGTTTTCCATAAGCCACTGGAATATTGAGGAAATGACCACAAAATGGGGCCGCACTGGACCAACCCACTACATCGGCAATGGAATCAATTTGCATCAGTTCCCAATTTTGGAACACATAAAAGACTACAAAACCATTTTGATTGAATCCCCTCAGACTTCAAACCCATCCAAAGACCCTGATTTGGTTACCTTAAAAGTGGCCAAGCGGTTAAAGGCAGAGGGCTACAAAGTGATTGGCTACGGGGCAAATCCGCTGACCATAATGACGGAAGCTGTGGACGAATATTATGTCAAACCCGATTTGGGTCGGTTGAATAACCTCTACAAACGGGCGACAATTTTATTGAAGGCAACAAAGATGGATGCCCGGTCAACCAGCCCGATTGAGGCAATGACCAAGGGGACGGTGACCGTCCGTGCAATTGAAATGGGTGACGATGACTTGACTATGGAAAACTCCTACCGGTGCCTATACAATGAGCAAATGCTATATGACGAGGCAAAAATTGCACTATCTTCCCATAAATTAACGGATCAAAAGGCCAAAATTTGCCTTATATATGCTCAACAGAACACTTGGGACAAATGGATCAATAAAATCAATCAAATCATAACACAATGAAAATCTTAATTGTTGCACTCGAATATTTAGAGCCGGAATGGGAACAAACATTCGCAGACATTCAAGCCAGCGGAATCAGTTACGAAATCGTGAGCCGGGACGGGGTGGGTAATATGTCACGGGCCTTCAACTCAATCCTGATGGACCCAACTTGGCAAGTTGACTACCTTTGGTTTGTCACAAATATCCGATTTGATGCGGATGTCCCATTCAAATTGGCCCAAACCTTAGAACGGACAGGATGGGCCGGAATCCACCCGGCAATGCCAACCAGTGATCACCACACACACCATTTGCACCCAATAGGGGTTGAAAAAGAGGCACCATACATCGAATGGACTGCCCCAATGGTTCGGGCCGATGTGTTTGCAGACAATCCGTTGGACGAAATGTTGCCATATTACTATATGGATTTAGATTGGTCCTATCGGGTACGGGAGCAAGGGTTGAAGGTAGGGGTGGACCACGGGTGCCAAATCCGGCATATTTACCTCAGAAATGCGGAGAATGAGCATCCTATTCAACGCATCCGGAAGCAATTGAGGGCATATTGGACACCAATAAGCCAACAACATATGACCCAAAAGTGGGGGAAGGGATGGGAAAATAAACTTTGGCCTAAATAAACAAACAATGAAATACATCACCATTTTGGCAATATTTTTTGCCAGTTGCCAACAAAAGCCAAACCCTCAAATCAAAGTCCTTGAAAACAGGGTTGATAGCTTGTTGGACGCAAACCATTATTTGCAAATTGAATTGAATCGATACCAAACCGGATATTTGATTTTTATCAATAGAAACCCAAAGGCCGCCGATCAACTGGGCCAAATTATTTCAGACGAAACCGAATAAAATGACAACTAAAGAACTACACGGAATCTACCACGAATTGAACTTTTGGAAGGGGTTTGTGCAAAGCACACGATTTTCGGACGGGTGGGTTTCCCGTAAGAAAACCCCCGAACTCAACCAATTTGTGGCCGACTTCATTAAAAGTGTTCCACATGAAACAGTGTTGGACATTGGCAGTGGGGTTGTGTCAATTCTGAATGGATGGGTCAATGTGATTGCCGCCGACCCACTTGGTGACCTTTACAAATTGGTTTTTGATTACCCAAAACACAAATTGACGGCACCAATTCCGTGTCCGGCCGAGGAGTTAGAGTTTAAGGCAGAGTTTGACATTGTCCATTGTTCAAATGCCATTGATCACACCCAAAACCCCATTTTGGCATATTCCAAAATGATGGATGCGGTCAAACCCGGTGGGTACCTAATTATTCAAGGGTTTGAAAACGAGGGGACATTTGAGAATTGGGAGGGCTTTCACCAAAACGATATTTCAGTTGAAGCCAACACCCTTTGCCTAAAAAACCAAACAGGCAACATTTCAGTCATTGACACCAAGCCAACACATTTGGAGTTTGTTGAAGCAAATGGCAAAAGGTGGTATATTTGGATAAAACAAAAGTCATGATATTCTGCATAGACATTGACGGATGCCTGACTGATGGCAAAATATGGGTGGACCACAACGGGAATATCTCAAAGGGGTTTAATAATCGGGACTTGGCCGGAATCCGTGAACTAATCGCACACGGTCACGAAGTCCATTTGGTAACGGCATCCAGTTGGCCGGGGGCTGAATCGTATCTGAAAAGGTCGGGGGCAACTTTGCATATATTAAGAAACAAGGAGGAAATCCCATTTCGTTATGACATAGCCGTAGGTGACTCGGCTTGGGATATTCCGATGCTCCGAAAGGCAAAAATCATGCTATGCCCTTACAATTCGCAGTCGGAAGTCAAACTAATGACTGACATGAATATCTTAAATACAAAGGGCGGTGATGGGATAATGGAGGAGATTGTGGAAATATTTATTTGATAAATTCCAAGATTTTTAGTATATTGTGTCCGTTAAGGTGTAGTGTATCTATGCCTTTCATTTTTGATGATGGAAATCACCACCACTAACATCAGCAAAATCAAACCAAATCCAGAGAACCCTCGGGTTATTAAGGATGACAAGTTTGATAAATTGGTCAAAAGCATTAAGGAGTTTCCGCAAATGTTGGGGATTCGTCCGATTGTTGTAAATGACCAAATGGTTGTATTGGGTGGAAATATGCGGCTTAAGGCCTGTATTGAAGCCGGATTGACCGAATTGCCAGTTTTAATGGCAAGTTCTTTGACACCGGAACAACAAAAGGAGTTCATAATTAAAGACAATGTTGGATTCGGGGAATGGGATTGGGATGTTTTGGCTAACGATTGGGATGCTGAAAAGCTAACCGACTGGGGGCTTGATATTCCAAACTATGAACCATTGGTTTTAGATGCAGAGGAGGACGATTTTGAGGTCCCCGAAACAATCCAAACCGACATTGTGCTTGGGGATTTATTTGAGATAGGAGAGCATCGTTTGCTTTGTGGAGATTCAACGGATAGCGACCAAGTGGCAAAGCTGATGAATGGAGATAAAGCGGATATGGTATTTACTGACCCTCCATATAATGTTAATTATGGTAATATAAAACATCCAAAATTTAAGCAAAGAGAAATTGAAAATGACAATATGAGTGGAGATGATTTTACTCAATTTTGCCAAGGATTTGCTTCTAACATAAAATTATTTTGTACTGGTGTTGTCTATTGTTGGGCAGGTCCAGGAAAAGATGGTAGGATAATGTTCACTGTATTAGACAATACATTGCATAATTCAACAGTTATTGTTTGGAATAAAGATCAATTTACACTTGGTCGAGGTAAATATCAGAATAAACACGAATTGTGTTGGTTTGGCTGGAATGAAGACGGGAGTTCATTTACTGATGATAGAAAATTGACTAATGTATGGGATTTTGAAAGACCAAAAAAGTCTGAATTACATCCTACAATGAAGCCAATAAAATTGATTGAAAACGGATTGAATCATAATCCAAAGGCATATAGTATATTAGACCTTTTTTTAGGTTCAGGTTCAACAATGGTAGCAGCACATCAACTTAAGCGCAAGTGCTATGGAATGGAACTTGACCCTAAATACTGCCAAGTTATTGTGGACAGGATGAAGAAACTTGACCCGACTTTGGTAATTAAACGAAACGGACAAACGGTATAAAACGGTGGGAGAATTTCCAAATAAAGCAACCCAGTTCAGTAAGGACAACCAGCCAGAAAAGAATGGCCGGAAGCCAAAACTGCCCCAATTGGACACTTTGTTGGCCGATGTGTTAGGTGAGGACAAGGACGGAATTGAGGCCGCAAAAGCGATTTTGATGGCATTGCGAGCGAAGGCAACCAAAGGGGATGTGAGGGCTGCGGAGGTATTGTTGGACCGGGCTTATGGAAAATCAAAGCAAGTGATTGACATGAATCATGGGGGAGGTGTAACTTTGGTGTTCAAAGATGCTGAAACCTATGATGAAGGAAATAAAAATAACCAAGGTATTCAAGGAGAATCGTAAAGCCTACGAATCCAAAAAATACCGGGTGCTGGCGAACCAAGGGTCAACCCGTAGTGGGAAGACTTATTCAATTAGTCAACTTTTAGCTCTTTACATAGCGAACAATGAGAAGGTCACAATTTCGGTGGTGTCCCCATCTTTACCTCACTTGAAACGAGGGGCAAGACGGGACATCTTGGAGATTTTGGACAAGGCTGGGCTTTATTCTGACGAGGCATTCAACAAGACCGACAACATCTACAACTTCCCAAATGGCTCCTATATTGAGTTCTTTGGGGCTGAAGATAGTGGAAAGGTCAGGGGTCCGGGTCGGGATATTTTGTACATCAATGAGGCAAATTTGTTGCCGTTTACGATATACACCCAGTTGGCACTCCGAACCAAAAAGACGATTTTCCTTGACTTCAACCCGGTTGACGAAGCGAGTTGGGTTTATGAGGTAGCGGATAAAGATGGCAATATCCTGATCCATTCGACCTACAAAGACAACCCGTTTTTGCCAAAGGAACAGGTTGAGGAAATCGAAAGCCTAAAAGATGCCGACCCTAATTTGTGGAAGGTGTTTGGCTTGGGTCAAAGGGGTGCCAGTCAGGAAATCATCTACACCCACTGGAAAACGGCAGAATTTCCGTCCGATTGTGAGGTTGTTTATGGGGTTGACTTCGGTTACAATGTGCCGAGTTCGGTAATTAAGGTAGGGTTTAAGGAAAACGCAATCTTTGTTGATGAGTGCCTTTACGAAACCAAACTAACCACAACCGACCTGATTGAACGATTGAAAGGGTTGAGCATTGAACGGCATGAGGAGTTGTTTTGTGATAATGCCGAACCAAAGACAATCGAGGAGTTGGTCCGGGCCGGGTACAATGCAAAGCCAGCGGAAAAGGATGTGTGGGCTGGGATTCAAAAGGTGAAATCAATGCCTTTGTTTGTCACCCCGGAATCGGCCAACCTGATCAAAGAGATAAAAAGCTATAAATGGAAGTTGGACAAGGACGGGAAGATACACACAGACGAAGTCCCGGTGAAGTTCAATGACCATGCTTTGGATGCTATGAGGTACGCTATATATACGAAATTAAACAAGCCCAAATTTGAGGTTTTGGCTTGGTAAAAATATAAGATGGGACGGATTCAAGATGCGTGGAACATATTGACTGGCAAGGCTTTACCGGTTAACCAAATCGGTCAGCCCTTCGCCAGTTACAACATGATGAATGGCACATTTGTCGGAATTGCCGACAACCGGACCAACTACATCATTGATGGGTATCAAGTCAACGATGTCATCTATTCCGTTGTTTCCATAATTACCGACAAGGTTCGAATGCCCGATTGGGGTGTCTACAAAGTGGTTGACGAAAAAGCAATGTCCTCTTATTTGGGCATCATGCGGAAAAAGAACCTGACAACGGAGGACTATAAATTAGCGAACGAATTAAGGGCGAAGGCATTGGAGCCGGTCAAAGTTGATCGGCTTTCGGATTTAATGAAATATCCGAACGATTATGAAACAATGCAAGATTTGGTTGCCGCATCGTCAGGATATAAGCTACTGACGGGCGGTCGGGCTATTTGGGCAGAAACCCTAAGTGCCGGGGCAAATCAGGGCAAACCCTATGCCCTTCACAATCTGCCTTATGATCAGTTAAGCATCATTGCCAAAACCAATGTGTTCCCAATCGTTGAGGCTGGGTACACAATGACGATTGAGGCTGGGTTGAATTTCAGCAAGGAATCTGTTTTACACGATAAGTTCCAAAACTACCAATGGGATGTCAACGGGTCACACTTATACGGAATGTCCCCCCTACGGTCTGCCCTTCGCCGAATCTCACGCAGTAACGATGCAGTCAAAGCATCCGCCGCCATGTTCCAAAATCAGGGTGTCAAAGGTGTCCTCTACATGGATGACCCCCGTGTAATCAATGGCGGTGCATCCATCATGGACTCAGCCAAGCAAGTCCAAGCCATAAAGGAAAAATTGACCCGTGGCGAATGGGTGGGGGCCGATAATCACGGACGCATTGGTGTCAGTGGTTACAAATTGGGATGGCAAGAGGTCGGGCTAAGTCCGGTTGACCTTGCAATCATTGAATCCGAAAAGTGGGACCTCAAACGATTCTGTTCGGTTTACGGGGTTCCAAGCCAATTGGTGGGTGATTCTGAGGCTTCGACATATAACAACGTAAAAGAGGCCGAAAAGGCCCTAACAACCCGTTGTGCGATGCCGTTGCTGGTTTCCTTCCGCAACCACCTCAATCGGAAGTTAG